ACGAAGAAATTAGAGGATGGTATAATATTGTCTAGCGGCGACCCTTTTGTTATTCAAACTGTTCCCGGCAATGGCAATACATGGTCGTATACTGCAGCTGCAAATCTAGTAATAACTGGGTCTGGTGGTTATGGTGTGCAGCTTAGATTAGGAGCTTACGCAACTGGAGTACATAGTTATTTTACTGTAAGTACCGATCCAAACGAAGATAGTTTCCCTAAAAAACAAATATTACTGAGTGGTCAAACTTTGAGCGGTTCTTCTACATATTTTGATACGTATGGAATTGCTTTATGTGGAATCGAACTTTAAGGTGGTGGAATGATGGAAACAGAATTTTTTGCTACTTTAGCATTTTTAGGTATAGGTTTAACAGCAATTACTGGCGTACTTGTTTTAAAAATCTATAATCCTAACAAATGATTGAGTATCTTACTCCTGCTTTGTTATTCTTTATCCTAGCGTTTGCTATCGAAACAAGAATGAAAGTCGCCAAGTTATGCGGCCGACTGGATAGGAAATAAAGGTGTAGGGGAATTATTCCCCATGTTCAGACCAATCAAAGGGCACTTTGCAATATTCACAAAATTTTTGGAATGGTTTTTGTATTGGTGCTTGACATTCTGGACAGGTATTGTCTACCCATTTACGCCATTTATTCACGTCTTTGACTCCTAAACAATACGTTCAGATAATCGGTTCGGGTCTGATAACCCAAGAACCAAATTTGGATCATATAATCTTCTAATAGATGACGACTTAGGACTTCACTAACTTCGTCTTCTTCATGTTGTTTTTTCATTTTTGCCAATAACATTAATCGTTCTTGGCGTTCTTTTTGGCTTCCCATATACACACAGATATACATATATGATAAAAACATTCCTAATTTACCCCTAAACCGCTTTTTTAGTTCGTGGCGGTTTATGGGTTCCCCAACCCCTTTCAACCGTTCCCCCATTGCCACTTCCCAAACGGTATCTAAAAGAGGATAAATAAGATTCGTTTAGGAACAAAATAAACTTAGCGAAATAGTAGGGATTTGGGGGGGTTCGGGGGGGAAAAGGGGGTAAAAAACACTAATATCTTAGTATTTTTATCTAAAATAGTAATGGTATTAATGGAAATTATCGACACTTTAAGAGGTATGACCGGTATTAGTTACGATAAAGAAAGGGAAAGAGAGTTTTATGATGATGATTTAGACGAATTTGATGAGGATATAGATAATGATTGAGTATATTATACTAGTTGCAGTAATTGCCGCCGGTGTTATGGGTATTATTATTACAAAAAATATGTTTGGTTCTAACGAGATACACGGAAAGCTGAAGAATAGATATCTAGAATATATAGACAGCCTTGAGAAGGATAACAAAAAGTTAACCGGCAAGTTAAATAAAATGAAGCAAGGCGTTTCAATATCTAAAGATGAGTTTGACGAAGCCAATCCTTTAGGTTCTATTTCTTCCTTAGTTGCACAATTTGCACCAATGCTTCCTAAGAACATTCAACCTCTACTGCAAGACCCTTCAACAATGAAATACGTTGAAAAACTTGTAAAAGATAATCCCGACAAAGTAAACGAGTTAATCCAAAAGTTTGTTAAAACACCAAAAGCAGGTAAAAAAGATGAAGTATCCGATAGTGAAATCATGTCTATCTAAAAGAGGAATGGAAAAAGGCAAATTATGCACGGCGTGTTATATAGGATTTGGGATAATATGGAACGGGGAAACTTTTAAACTTGACAAGTGCCTTTTTTGTAACTAATGGTCAGGTTCAATGAAGCTCTTCTCGTTGGTATTTCGTTATTGGCGGCTTTGGTATTCTCTAAGGGTCGAGGGTCTACACCATCAGATTCAAACATTCCGTTTATCAATCCCTTTACTAGTATGCTTAGTAAAGCACAAGCTCAAGCAATAGAAAAACAAGAAAGTAACATTGGAACCTTAGAAAATATCAGACAGTCAAACTTGGGAATTGCACAAGATATTTTGGATTATGAAAAAAATATTTCCAATGTAAAAATTAATCAATTACAAACGGAACTAGATAAAACTCAAAGTTTTATTTCACAACAACAAAAAATACCAAGAGGTTCTACTTTTGGAATTAATACAACCGGCCAAAGTTTACTAAATAAATTCGATAAAGAATTCGCATTTTATCAAGAAAGATGGACAGGAGAAAAGGGACCATTATCACAAAAATCATTATTTCCAGACCTTTACGTGCCATTTAGCCAAGCAACAAGGGCGGCTTTTGCACAACAAGCCGCTTATGAATCAGCACAACAAAACATAGCAAAAGCCAACGAATTAGTATTTAGACAAGAAGGCGAAATAGATAGACTTCAAGAAGAATATCAGACTAGATACGGTAATCTTAGCCGATATGGTTAAATTATTCAACGAAATTAGATAATCATGGTATCATTAAACAGTATTCTTACACTTGGCGTTTTAGGCGGTGCGGCATTATTGTATTTCAAATATGGCGGTTTATCCGGCATTGGTTCGGCTTTAGGTTCTGCAGTAAGCGGATTTGGTTCCGGTGTAACTCAAGGATTAAACAGATTTGGTAATTTGGTAGAAACTCCACAAAGTAACGCACCAAACACAACGGCACGAGTTGTAGAGCAAGAACAACTTGGCGAATATGTAACAAAGGTTCCAACTACACAAACAGGCGATACAGGTCTTTCTAATTTTCAAACTAGTGCGTTAAGTTTTGCCGGTCTAGTTGAATCACTTAACATTCCACAAACTACCGTAAATCTTAGAACCGGCGAACTTAACACGCCTTACGGTGTGCAACCTTTAGATTTTACCTTTGATGGTTCGGGCGGTGTTAATACCGGTCGAGTTGGTTTATCAGATAAAACACTAGCTGCACAACAAGAACTTTCAGCTAAATACGGAATCCCTACTTTTGACGTTTCAGGAAATCTTTCAACATTTGGCGGATTAGCAACTTCAAAAAATTATTCTAATCCAAGTTACCCAACTAAAGGAACTGATTACTAATGGCAACAGCTAAACAACTAGCCGCAAGAAGAAAATTCGCAAGAATAATGAAATCAGGCGGCTTTAAACGAAAATCGACAAAAAAATCTGGTCCAAAAAGACGAAAATCGACAACTAAAAGACGAATTACGAAAACAATAAAAAGAAGAAGTGCACCAAGAAAAACAATGGCAAGAAGACGAACAATCACAAGACGCGTTAGTAGAAAAGGTCGCGGAATTGGTTCAAGTTTGAAAACCGGTGTAATCGGTGATGTCGTTAAAGGTATCGGTGCCGGTTCTCTAGTATCATTAGTAATGAGCAGAGTCGCACCAAACAGTTCAATTACACCCATCGCCTCTACAGGCGCTGCTTTCCTTACGGGAGGTATAGTTGGGGGTGCAGCTAACTTGATTTTATCAGGTGGCTTATCATTGGGCGGAATCTTTGGCGGTAGTGCAAGTGCACCAGTCCAGGAGATGTCTGTATAATGGGCATACCTGTGCAAAGGACTTACCTAGGAACCCCAGCTGCATTAAATGCACCTGTATTCATGGTAGACCAACAAACTTTACAAAACAATTTCCTTACTTTGACTCCAAACGTCTTACAAGATGTTGTGAACAATCCAGACCCAGCTGCCGGACTTTTGTATCAATTTACTCTAGTCAAAAACGGTAATGCTACAGCAGTAAGAGCTTTTAGTTCTGCTATCAGTCCAACTACTGCAGGTCGTGTACCAATTGGACCCGTCAATATGTCCAGCGGTTCATACCAATGGCAAATGACACAAACAGCCGGTGCAGTCACAGCAACAACAATACTAGTCAGATATGGAAGCCCATTAAATTAGGTGGATATTATGGCATTTTTTTCTAAACCAATCAACAACTTTCAAGTAAATAGTGGTAACACTCCACTTCTATACCCTGTAAGGGTTATTTGTGCCGCCGGTGTAACAACAGGTATATCCTTTCCGGACCAATTTCTCGGACGTGCAATCTCATTAAAAATATCAAACAATGATTCTGCAAACGCAGCTAGCTATGATTATAATCTTAACGGACAATTTCAAAATCTAGCCGCTTCAAACTTTGCTACTATTGATAACACTATTGTAAACTATCTTACTGTTACTGCAGGAGCTGCAGGAACTACACTAGTTGAAGCACAAGTGCTTCCAGCAAGTCGTGACGAAGTACCAATCGAGGTAACTGTATAATGTCCTTTGGCGGCGGCGGTTCCGGCGGGTCGAGTACAGTTGCGGCTCATACACATAACAGTGCATTAAGCGGCGATGGCGGTTCGTTATCTTCTTCACTAAGCCAACTTGATGACGGCTCTTTGCAAGGGAGAATTTTATTAGGAATATGACCTTTGAAATTGAGGGGTTAATTGAGCATCCGCGTTGGTATGATGTTAAATGTTCCTGCGACCATTCCCATATTGATACTGAATATCCAATTGTAGATTGTAAGCATTGTAAGTTTCAAGCTCAAGAGGACTTAATGCCAAGAGAAAGTTTTGAAATAACATTTTCAAATATTGATGAAGATGGAAATATAACAAGTGAAACTAAAACATGTAATAAAATTAAAATCCATAGAGGAGAAAAATACGAAGAAATTAGAGGATGGTATAATATTGTCTAGCGGCGACCCTTTTGTTATTCAAACTGTTCCCGGCAATGGCAATACATGGTCGTATACTGCAGCTGCAAATCTAGTAATAACTGGGTCT